GTAATGATAAAAAACAGTTACCTCTCAAAATCTTAGCAAATTCATTTTTCGGTGGTTACGGTTCTCCAAACGTATTCCCATTCGGTGATGTTCTTGCTGCTGAGAAGACAACTTGTATTAGTAGAATGTCATTGCGTTTGATGATTAGTCACTTCAAGAGCATTGGATATGAACCAATCGTGGGTGACTCATTTACGGCAGATACACCATTATTCATAAAGTATGACATTAGCGGAGATATAGACATTAAGCCAATTTCTGAACTTATTGGTGAAACAGAAGTTGATGCGCTAGGTAGAGAGTATGACACTTCTGAGAAGTCTTATAAAGTCCTCTGTAGGAGTGGTTGGGTTAAGCCTAAGTACATTTACCGTCACAAGACAAATAAGCCGTTATACGAGGTTTCTGATGGTAATATGAGCGTTACAGTAACCGAAGACCATAGTTTATTCAATGATAAGCAAGAAAAGATTAAGCCTAGTGAGGTTAATGAAGATACGAAACTAGAGTATTATAAGGAAAATGTAAGTGATACGAATAGAAACTACAGATGGCTTAATCCAAAGAGGGCAAGAATAATGGCCAAGAAAATTCTAGACGGTACTATTGATAGAGTATCAATTGCATTATTAAATACAAACGATATTGAGTGTGTTGAAGCATTTTTGGATGAGTTCAAGTATATGCCCTTAAGGTCATTTACTAAGACTTGTCAAGCTGGAATAAACTATTTAAAAAATAAGATTAAACATGGGTAAGCAAAAATATAATACAGAAACGTTGATAGAAGCATCTAAAAAGTGCCATAATTCAGAATTTGATAATCTTTCTTATGAAAAAACTAAATATGAGAGTTATAACTCAAAAGTTACAATAACTTGTCACAATAAAGATGAAAAAAATAATGAACATGGTGATTTTCAAATATCTATAACACATTTGCTTAATGGTCAAGGTTGCCCAAAATGTAGATATTTGAAGTCTGCAAAAAGTAAACGTAGGAGTCTAAATGAAGTGATTGTAGAAGCTAATAATGTTCATGGAAATCTTTATAACTATTCTTTGATTAGGGAATATAAAAATGATAGAATAAAATATCCAATAGTATGTAAAAAGCATGGCGTTTTTTATCAAACTTTTAATAACCATATTAAGTTTAAACAAGGATGCCCAATATGCGGTAGGGAAAAGTGTGATAATGAGAGAAAAATGTCTTTTGAAGAATTTATAGAAAAGGCCAATAAACGCCATAACAATTTTTATACATATCATGATGATGAAATATTCAGAGATAGGAAAAAAGACACAAAATTAAAAATCACATGTCCAATACATGGAGATTTCGAGCAAACATTAGCAAACCACTTATATGGTCAAGGGTGCCCAATATGCAAAACATCTAAGTTAGAACAAGAACTAGCTAATTTCTTGGTAGAATCAGGAATAGAATATGAAAGTCAAAAAAAGTTTGATTGGTTAGGGAATAAGAGATTAGATTTTTATTTACCAAAATACAATATAGCAATAGAATGCCAAGGTGCTCAACATTTTATAGATGACCATTTCTATGAACCATTAGAAATTACTAAAGAGAGAGACAAAATAAAGAAACAACTTTGTGAAGAAAACAATGTAAGACTGTTATATTATAGCAACCTTGGAATCAAATACCCTTACAAGGTCTTTGAAAACAAAGACAAACTATTGCAAGAAATTTTAAATAATGAGGATTTAACAAAAATTTGTGAAGGATGAACACAATAACTACAAAAAACATAGGTTCAATAGATGAATACGTCTATGATATATCACTTGACGGTACAGTCGTTAATGCACTTGGAATGAATATAATTTCAAACACTGATGGATTCAATTTCCAAATGCCAAAGGAAGAAGACTTCCGTTATACTAAAGAACATCCATACATTTCAACTGGTGAAGGGCGTAACTCCATTAAAGGAAAAGAGTATACAAGAGTAGACGCTGACGTTGCTGAGTTTGAAGACCTATTCTTGAATAAACCGTACAACGGAGGCATCAATAAAATGGGTTTGGGAATAGATGAGTATTGCGACGCTTGTATACAATTTGCGAGAAAAAACTATGGAGATTTAATGCCAGATGGAAGCACAAAGAAAGTGGGTAATACAATTAAGTCACGCAAGATGAGTGGATACCTTGAGAAGTTCATTGACAACGGCGTTAATCTCTTGTTGAGGGGTAATGGCTCAAAGTTCTTGTCAGACTACTATGACTATATTGAGAAAATCTATAATTACCAAATTCCGATTAGGGATATTGCTTCAAAGGGTAACATTAAAAAGACAATTAAGGACTATGTTGCCGACTGTAATACACTAACTAAGAGTGGTTCAAAGAAATCTCGTCAAGCATGGTATGAACTTGTAATAAAGGAAGGCATTAATGTAAATGTGAGTGATACAATCTATTATATTAACACTGGTACCAAGAAGGGTCATTCTGATGTTAAGCGTGTAACGCATTATTATACATTTGATGAAAATGGAAACAAGGTTGAAATAACCAAGGAAGTTGAAAAACTATATAAGGAACAAGACAAGACACTGCCAGATTATGTAAAGAAAACTCGTATTGAACTTGCAAAGGAAAAATACGGTACTAGAACTTATGATGAGGATGAGATTATCCTCAACTGTAAGTTGGTTCCAAATGAGATACTTGACAAGGAGGAAGATGTCCTTTGCAGTGAGTATGAAGGACTTGAATATAACGTGGAAAAATACATTGACCAATTCAATAAACGAATAACACCATTGCTTGTATGTTTCTCAAGGGACATAAGGGATAAGATACTCATAACCAATCCAAAGGATAAGAAGTTCTTCACGGATGAAGAAGCAAAACTTGTTAGTGGACAGCCTAACAAGGAAGAAGACCAAGATACATATGAACAGTTGATGACACCAGAAAGGAAGGAGATAGAGTTTTGGTTGAAGATTGATGAAATCCCTCCATTTATAAAGGAATGTGGCATTGATTGGGATGGGTTGGTTGAAAAATACAAGAAGGAGAAAGAGGATGAGGACAATGAACTGTTTAGGATAGAAAACAATAAGTATCTTGAAGCACTCAATAACCTTACTGACAAAGAGGTCGAGGAATTCGAGGAGGACGGAAAACTACCAACATCGATTACCTCAATTGTTGACATGGGAAGTGATATGAGGTTCTATTTCAAGAAACTACCTAACAAGTGTCCTTCCACTGGTGGTTATGTCTTCGATGATATTAACTACAGCTTCGTTGAAACGAGCGATGAATGATTAAATTAAGAAATTAAGGTAATAATATAGCAGTTGACATAAATGAGTAAAAAAGGATTTATATACAAATACACATTTCCAAATGGAAAAATATACATAGGTCAAACACGCACATCTGTTGACAGACGACATTATCAGCACGTTCAAACGTCTAAAGACCCAACTAAAAGTAGACTTTGCGAAAAGGCTATTGCTAAGTATGGCGAACCATTACTTGAAATTATTGAAACAATAGAGGTTGATGATGATAAAGAAATTGAGCTTAGAAATATGCTTAATAATGCCGAAAATAAGTGGATAAAAGAATATGATTCAGAAAACCCAATTAATGGATATAATGCCAAAAGAGGTGGTAAACGTGAAGGTTCTGGACGTAAACCAATAGGGATTAGTACACATGCAATGTGTGTTAAATTTGACCTTGATTTATTTGGAGTCCTTTCATCAAAGGATTGGAATAAAAACAGATACATAAATGAAGCGGTTAGAGAGAAAATGTCAAAAGATGGTTTGATATAATCTGTGCCATCTTCTATATTATTACCGAAATTAATGCTAAAGTATTTCATAAATTAACGAGAAACTTTTAAATAGGTTTCTCGTTTTTTTTTTTCGGTGTGATATTTATTATAAAATAATAAAAACTAAAACCTTATTAAAAAATGAAATATTTAAAACAATTCGATACTCATGCTGAGTATGAAGCTGCTCTCAGCAGCCTAATCCTTCCAAATGTGTCCTTCTGTAAGGACACACCTAATGAGGTGCATTATAATCCTTATATGCCACCACCGCCATCAATTGTTGTTGTAAAATTCAATGTAACAGACACTAGTAATCCAACAAAAATTTGCAATCAAACAAGCGGTTTCAGTGTTATGGAAATAGATGGTGTTACACAACAAACAGTAACAACAGGATATACCTTCAGCACAACAGGTGAACATACGGTCAAGTATACATTAGTAGACCGAACTAGTATTGTAAACTATACTTTTAATAATTGTACTAATCTTACAAGTATAACAATACCTGATAGTGTTACAAGTATTGGTATGTATGCTTTCTCTTATTGTAATAACCTTACAAGTATAACAATAGGTAGTGGCGTTACAAGTATTGGCGATGGTATTTTATATCTATGCAATAGTCTTACAAGTATAACATCTAATGCAATGACAGCACCTACAATATCAAGTGGCACATTTGAAAGTGTCAAAACAGGCGGTACATTAACAGTGCCTATTGGTAGTAGTGGCTATGACACTTGGATGGGTACTAGAAATTACTATTTAGGAAAGTATAATTGGACAAAGGTAGAACAATAAACTAACAGTACATATAAGGAGCAATCAGCAATGGTTGCTCTTTTATTATGCTACGCTTTTATGTTGGTGACTATACCAAGCGTAGTACACTTTATTCTTGAATGTACGATACTCAGTATCAACCACTGATGACAGTGATAATACATCACAGTAATCGAAGTGTTTGCAAGCCTTACAGAACATATCATGGAAACGATACGAAGCCTTCTCTTCCCTTGTGTTCCAACGATACATCTGTTCGTCAATGTAACGTTGCAATATGTATATTTATTCAGAAAGGTAACTTGGAGTTAACAATTATATAGTTCCCAAATATTTTTAATTTTTTTCCTTTTAGATAAAAATGTAAATGAAGATAATATTTATAGTAATAAAAATGATTTATTAAAAGAAATATTAAAGACATGATTATTACTGATGAAATAAAGCACTTGTTCAAGATTACCAAGACTGCGTTAGGTGCTCCAGTTAGACCAATACAGTTAACTGATGAACAACTTTGTGACCTTCTAGAAATTGCTGTTGGTGATTATGCTGCTGCCGTCCAAAATTGGGTTTTGGAAACACAGTGGATTAATATGCAAGGACAGAAAACCATACAGTTCAAAAATGCTAGTGAAATGGCTTACGCAATGACCATGAGAACAATGGAATGGTCGAAGGAGTATTCCTATTGGTTCTCAAAAGAAATTGGTCTTCAACAGCGTGGAAACTATGAACTCAAAAAAGATTTCTTTCAGATTGAAAAAGGAAAACAAGTATATGTTATACCAAAAGGTAGAGAGATAAATAAGGTAATGTACGTAACACCTTCAACTACAAAGGCAGCACTCTATGGAAATCTTGGTACTCTTGATACTGGCATTGGAGGTGGATTCGGTCAATATGGAAACATGGGAAATGGTATGGGCATCACTGGTTTCTATGTTGGCAGTGCTTATGATACGGCTCTTATGGCAGCTGACTTAAAGTATAAGAATTCATTATTAAGGGGTGATTTAGCTTACATGGTTACGGCTGGTCCAGACGGTACTCATCTAGTTCATTTATTGAGCGTCCCTGGGTCTCCTAACATGGTAGGTGGTGTTGCTGCTGATGACACTTGGGGATGGAACAAGTATGCCTCATGTTATTGTTGGTATACATATTATGATGTTGGTGAATCTGAGGAGGATGCTGACAAGTGTATGTTGGAGAACAAGGACAGTGTGATTATAACGCCAGACCAAGTTCCATTGGACAAGATGCACTATGAGTTAATGAATAACCCAACTCAGCAATTAATAAGAAGGTTATTGGTTGCGGAGGCTAAGATATTATTGGGTAACATACGAGGTTACGCAAGCGGAAAAATATCTATACCAGACGCTGAAATGGTTCTTGACTATGCTATATTCCTTGAGCAAGGCAAGGAAGAGAAGGAGAAGGTTCTTACAGAGTTAAAGGAGAGGCTTGAGAGGATGTTGCCTTGGAATTTGATGAAGAACCAAGCTGAGTTAAACGAGCAGTTGATAAACGTATTGAAAAACAAGCCTCTTGGTTTTTTTGTACATTAATTGTGGAAATTTTTGGTTTTTTGAAAAATTAATAGATTATATACTTTCTTAATATATAAAAAAGCCTAAGTTATTTACTTAGGCTTTTCTTTTTTCTTTTCTATATTGAATTTATCAGTTGGTGCAGTTCTGTTTCTTTGTGCTAGGATTTTTTCTGAGTAGTCGTTTAGTTTCTTTTTGTTGTCTCTTCTATTTCTAGATTTCATCTCGTTATCAGTAATCCATCCATTTTGGTATAACTTATTGATTACTCCGTTTACTTCTTTTGCTGTAAATAGGTTTTTAAGTCCATTAGCTGCCACTGCTCCATGATATTTAACGTAGATGGTATATGGGCGACCAGTTTCATTTTTAGCAAAGCATACTCCGCATCTATCGCATTTTGACTCTTCGCTGCTACAAGGGCATTTATAGAAGAACTCCCCATTTTCTGTTTGTCCAAGTATTGGCTGTCTATTTTTTACTTCGTTTCCTCCTTGTAGTGAATTGAATTTTTCATCTGAAACTGCCTTGAATCTTCTTGGTAGGAATCCTCTGTTGTTACCATCTCCTTGATGGGAATAGTTGATTGACATATTTTGTGAGGCTTTTGAATAATCTAGGTTTCTAGCCGTATATGCATGTGTGTTGATTCCGTATTTCTGTTTGATTTTCCTTGCGAATCTAGACCATAAATCAACTGCTAGTTGGCAATGGAAGTCACCGCTTTCATTCAGTCTTATATCTGTTATTTTAGTGTCTGATTGTTGTATTTTAAGACGATTAATTTCTTCTTCAGTCAAATCCCTACCTAGTTTGAATTTCATATTTTCCATTTCTTTTCTGAATAGGTTTTCAGCGTATGCATTACCTAATTGAATATATGTCTCAACTAGGTTAAAAAAGTCTCTCATTGGTTTTTTATTACCGTGTTGGTATTGCTGTAGCATTTGTGTATGTATTAGGTCACGTTGCCAATTGTTATTGAGCACTGAACCAATGTCTGTCCTTGAATATTGGTTTTCGTCTCTCATTGCATAGCAAGCACCGTTTGTTATTTGGCACACTCCTAGGTAGTATGATGGGCACATAAGTGCTGATGACATATTTACAATTAGCACACTAGCTGGAAGTTTTGAGTTACCAGCTGAGAACATATTTTTAGGTATTCTCATGAAACTTCCTTTTGGTTTCACCTTGCTCATTTGTTTTGCCTTTTCTGCCGTGATGTCATATATTTCATCAGAAAGTTTTCCGAACACCTCGTCATACAATTGTTTTTGTTTAGCATCAATAACTTTCCATATTGCCTTTAAGTTGGGAGCCTTTGCATTACTTCTTTTAAATGCATTATTTTCAGCTTCTATGAGTATCAATCTATTATACTGCTCGTTTGTTAAGTTAACTTTTTTCATTTTTCATATGTTTTTTATAATAAATAAATATTAAGTTAAAATATTTAATTTCACATAATAAAAAATTATTATTTAAATAATTATATATAAAAATTATAGATTTAAAAATATTTTTAATTATGGGTAAGAAGTTAACAACAGAAGATTTTATAAAAAAAGCAAAAGAAATACATGGAGATAAGTACAATTATTCTAAAACGTTTTATTTAGGGGCTAATAGAGATGTTATTATTATATGTCCCAAACATGGGGAATTTAGCCAAAGGGCTTGTTCTCATTTGGTAGGTAAGGGATGTCCTAAATGTGGAATCGATAATAGAAGAAAGACAGTTGAGGATTGGATTTCGAAAGCCAAAAAAGTTCACGGAGATAAATACGATTATTCTAAAGTAGAATATGTCGGAGGTAAAAAAAATGTTACTATAATTTGCCCAAAACATGGAGAATTTAGCCAAAGGGCTAGTTCTCATTTAAACGGTTGCGGATGCCCTAAATGTGGAAATGAAAAGATTAGTGATAAAAAACTTACATCGTTAGATTTTCTTTTAAAAAAATTTAGATTAATTCATGGGTATAAGTATAGTTATGATTTTACCACGTTTGTTAACTGCAAAAAAAATATGAAAATGCGCTGTCCAATACACGGTGAGTTTTGGCAAACACCTTCAAACCATTTAAAAGGAAATGGGTGTTCAAAATGTGCTAGAGAATTAGTTGCATCTAAGAACACAAAATCGAACGAAGAATTCATTAGACAAGCAAAATTAATTCATGGAGATAAGTACGATTATTCTAAAACTGAATATGTTAGTTCAATTAAAAAAGTAAAAATTATATGTCCTACGCATGGAGAATTTTTTCAATTTCCAACAGAACATTTAAGAGGTAGAGGGTGCAAATTTTGTCATCTGTCAAATTTAGAGAAAGAAATAGATTCTATATTATTTGATTTAAATATACAATACGAAAAGCAAAAACGGTTTATTTGGTTAGGCAAACAAAGTTTAGATTTCTATCTGCCACAATATAACATAGCAATTGAGTGTCAAGGAGAGCAACATTATAAGCCAACAAGTTTTGGCGAACATGACTATTCGAAAGTTATGACTAATTTCAAAAAGCAAAAAGAAAGAGATGCTGTTAAAAAACATCTTTGTGAAAAAAATGGTATTAAATTATTATATTATACACATTATCCAAAAACAACATCTGCAATTAAAGACAAAAATGAATTAATAAATATTATTAACGAAAATGGCTAAGAAACAGCAATTTGGTATAAAATATCCATTTAGGTCAGATGGCTTCGAACATTATTTCCTTGACACCAATAATACGGTTAAGGATAAGGTTAGAAGTCAGCTAATGCATATCGTCTTCACTCCCAAAGGCCAACGCCTAAGATTACCAGAGTTCGGTACGGATTTAATTAAATTCATTTTCGAGCAGAATGAAAGCACAACGTGGGAGGCAGTAAAGACTGAGGTTAGTGAGTCTGTCAGTAGGTGGGCTAATAATATCACGATTAACAATATACAAGTTGTTAAGAATGAGGAAGATGAGTCGGAGATTTATGTTAGACTAGACTACAGTGTAACAGAAGGAAATAAGGTTGCAACAGACAGTATTGTTGTACAAATATAAAAATATTATTAAAAAAAAAAATGGCAACAAAAAAAATTAATTACCTTTCTAGGGACTTTGAAAGTATAAAGGATGAACTGTTGAAGTTCTCTAATATGTATTATCCAGAATTGTCTGATGATTTCAACGACTCTAGCGTCGGTGCATGGTTTGTTGACCTTGTATCATCAGTTGGTGATGATTTAAGCTATCATATCGATAGAGTTTACCAAGAGACAGACATTGACAGTGCGAATTCAGTAAATTCTGTGTTAAACATGGCTAGGACGAATGGTTTAAAGATACCTGGCCGTAAGGCTTCCATGTGTGAGGTTGAGATAAGTTGTGTATTGCCAGTTAATATGCGTAATATAGGTCAGCCAGATTGGAATTATGCTCCTATAATGCAGAGTACTAGTATTGTATCTGCTGGTAATTTACAATTTCAGCTTACTGAGGATGTGAATTTTGCCGAACAGTTTAACAGTAATGGATATTCTAATAGAAAGATTGTTCCATCTAGGGATGGTAATGGCAATATAACTGGTTATACCGTTTCTAAGTCAACTCTTGTAGTTAATGGTGTTAGTAGAATTTACAAGAAGGTAATGACTGTAAATGATATTGAACCATTTATGGAGATTGTTCTTCCAGAGTTAGATGTATTAAATGTTGAATCTGTAATATTCAAGGAAACTTCTGATTATTCAAATTCTCCTAGCATCTATGAGTATTACATTGATGATGAGGAGTATAGGATTTCTGAAGATGCTGTCATGACATATAGGTTTTTTGAAACTGATTCCCTTGCAGACCAGTGGAGATATGGCAATGAGGTTAAGTATGACAACAAGAGCATGTGTACGTTAGAGAACATTTACAGACCTTATTATTACGATGATTACACTGAGACCACGAGTGATGGTACTATAAGGACTACTAGATATTATCGTGGTGAGTGGAAGCCATTGACTCAGAAGTTCATTACTGAATACACTGACAACGGTTATGTTAAGCTTATATTTGGAAGTGGTAACAGTTATGAGCCTAGTCCAACTGGCATGACCCCTTATGGTGAGTACATTACGTCCAAGATGATGAATAACAACATGTTAGGTGTTTTGCCAAAGGAAGGTTGGACTATGTTTGTGTTGTATAGAGTTGGTGGTGGTATTGAGACCAATCTTGGTGTTGGTGCAATAAATACCATTTCATTGGCAAATATTGACTGGGGTGCTAATACTGGAGCGACCGATGGTTTTACTCGTGGAAAGGTAATAACTTCGTTTACTGTTACAAATCTTACCTCTGCTGTCGGAGGCAAGGATGCTCCTTCCGTTGAGGAGGTTAAGTATCTTATGAAGTACAACACTTCTTCTCAGAACCGTGCCGTCACTGTAAAGGACTACAAGGCGAAACTAATGGAGATGCCTCCTAGGTATGGTGTACCGTTTAGGGCTAGTGTGATAGAGGCTAACAACAAGATTGAGATGTCCCTACTAGGCTTGAATGCTGACGGAAAATTGGACTCAGCGTTGCCTCAGACGCTTGTTGAAAATATCATAGGGTACATGTCCAACTACAAGCAGATAAACGATTATATTGAGGTTAGGAGCGGAAAAATATACAATATTGGTATTTCCCTTGACATGTTCATTGATAAGAACTATAATGCCGCTAATGTAGTGAGTAGTGTCATAAACAAGGTCAAAGACTACTTTGACGTTAACAACCGTGACATGGGCGAGGATATATTTGTAGGTGACATGGAAAAGGAGATTACCTTATTGGATGGTGTTATAAGCGTGTTTGGATTAAGGATATATAAGATATATGGAGGTAGTTATTCTAGTGACAAGTGCCCTCTTCCAACGTATGTTGAGGGAAGTGCTTGTGATGTATCGACATCTGACGCATTTGAAGTGAGTGACGCTGGTGCTACGGCAGAGAGAATAGACCTTGACAGTTGTGACCATGTTTTATATAATGAACACGATAGTTTATATGAGGTTTTAAATCCTACTAGTGATATACAGATTAGGGTTAAATTAAGGTAATAATAAATTGATTATCAAATAGTTACGAGATATGGCTTGTGCATGTAAGAGAAAGTTAGAATTAGAGAATGAGTATGGTGTTGACGAGAAGGAGGGTATATTTAAGAAGGCATTAAGGATTTTATTCAAGGTATCTGTTATGCTTTTGGCGATTGTGGCCACTTTGGTTGTATCACCAGTGTTAGTGATAGTATCTTTTTATAAGATATTTTTTGGAAACAATAATATTACGTTACCTAATTTCCTAGGAAAATATTTGAGGAAAACAGATGGATAAGAGTTACAGAATACATACAAATGTTATAAATGATACGATTCTTAACGTCAATATGCAGCAAGACTTTGACATGCTTGAGGTTTTGTCATTGAAGTTAAGTCAAGAAGATGCGTATAGGCTACATTCTTCCAATTACGGTGTTATTATTGGAAGGGTGTTGGCCAATGATGCTTTTGGTATACCTAATGCTAAAATATCATTGTTTATTGAAAGGGATGTGAATGATTCCACTAGTATGGAAAGTTTATACCCTTATTCTGAGATAACGAGTAAAGACAAGTATGGTAGGAGATATAATATATTGCCAGATTATTCGGATGATAGTTGCTATAGGGTTGTGGGTACGTTTCCTAATAAGAGGTTAATGCTTGACAATGATGTTATGCTTGAGGTATATGACAAGTATTGGAAATATACAACAGTTACAAACCAAGCTGGTGACTACATGCTTTTTGGTGTTCCTAGTGGTAGTCAGCAGATTCATGTTGACATAGACCTATCTGACATTGGAATATTGTCTCAGAAGCCTCGTGACTTTGAGTACAAGGGGTATAATTCAACAATGTTTGACAATCCTAATCAGTTTAAGGAGAGTACGAATCTAGATAGCCTAGCACAATTATTTTCACAGAACAAGAGTGTTTTCGTCTATCCGTTTTGGGGTGATGAAGATAATGGCATTGCTGCCATAACTCGTAGTGATATACAAGTTCAATATAAATTCGAGCCTACTTGTGTGTTCATGGGTTCCATTGTAAGTGACAACGAAGGTCATGCAATAGGGCATAAGTGTGCACCAGATGTTGATAATGGTATGAATGACCAATTGGTTGCTGGTCAAGGTACAATTGAAATGATTCGTAAGACAACTGACGGCCTTGTTGAGGAATTTCAGATTAAGGGTAATCAGTTAATTGACGAGGATGGTGTATGGTGTTACCAGATACCGATGAACCTTGACTTTGTAGGCACTGACGAATATGGTAACATTGTCCCAACTGATAATCCTAACAAGGGTATTCCAACTAGGACTCAAGTGAGGTTTAGGATTAGCAAGACTGAGACTATGAACGAGGGTGTTTCTCGTCACACGGCAAAGTATCTTGTGCCAATGAATCCTATTTTTAATGAGACTTCTCCTATACCTCAGAGTCTTGAGAGTGGTTCTGAGGTGGAGAAGATGTATAACTTTGGTTCAAACACTCCTCAGAGCTGTTTCCGTGATTTGTATTGGAATAATGTGTATAGTGTCAAGAACTACATACCAAAGGTACAGATTGCCCACAGACCTTATTCTGCCAACTATGGTGCGTTGAAGGGCAGTAACTTGGCTACAGACCAAAATCCGATACCATTCAACAAGTTAAGGATTGACATACCTTTCCTTTATATGGTTGTGTGTATATTGTTCCAAATCATAACTGTAATCGTGTATTTTATCAATGCTACGGTCATATGTATGATTGATGAGATTTTCTCAGTTATTAACTCCATACATGACATTTGTATCAAGGTATTCGTTACGATATGCCCATTTGCGTTTATACCAAAAATACCTTATGTGGGATGCTTGTCTCTTGGTGGAGGATTTTCTGAAGACAATACAGCATTCTATCCTGGTTGCTTCTGTTCTGAAGGACGTGATGCAAGTGATTGTCCAGAGAATATGGAAGACAATTGTGAAAAGAGTTGGAGTCCTACTGAACTTATGGACAGAATCCAAAGGAATTTGGCTTTGGAATTCAAGATAGTTAAGTTGGACTTATATCAAGACTGGGTTAACGGATGCCTATACATGCCATTATGGTATTGGAGGAAGACCAAGAAGAAGACATTCCTATTCGGATTGTTCAGCAGCAGTGCCAAGAATGAATACTGCTCTGCTGACAGTACATATGAAAAACTTAAGACATATGTAACTTGTAATTTTGAGTATGGTGGTAATAGTTTGGAACTAGAATCTTATGATGAGGATGAGGAAAGATGGCATAGAAACGGTGCAAAGCAGATGGTAAGGTACAGTAGGGGTCTTATCAAGGAGGTTACTAATAAGGACAACTTAAAGGTTTACTATTACAGTGCAGTACAAGCCACTGACAGAAATACGAACTATGATGCAGAATTGAAGAACCTTCCTAGTAATTTCTATGCCTTTAGGCTTTATGCCACTGATATTATATTATTAGGAAACCTAGATGAGAATAACCTATATGGCATACCACAATTCTTCAAGTCTCTTCCATCCACTACGGCCAATGTTCCAGCGATAGCAACTATTGCAGAAAGCAATAAAGGGGATGATGAGGATAGTGATAACGATGCAGCTAGTGGAGAAGACGAAGGAATTACCATAACAACTGGCATGGATTGGGGACGAAATGGTGATGAGGAAACGCCAGCCTATAACAGTGGATTGTTCATGGACTTGGCATGCACTGCTGCCACCACGAAGGCCAAGTCTTGCCTTAATGTGGAACGTCTTAGTGAACTAGGGGTTAATCTTGATATGACTTATGCCACTAGTTTTTCTAAAAACTCTAAAATCATGAAAGGTACTATAGAGTCGGATGGGTTTATAACCAAACTAGAGTTGGATGACAATGATAATCGTGCTATGTTTGCTACAATGAATCACATTGGCTTCATACCACAAGACTATCAAGACTTAAAGAATATGTATGACACTCAAGTTTGTGACAACAATACCAACTATCTCATACCAAAGTTCAAGTATATATATCCAACTGACTTTGACGGTAGAATGGCTGCTCCAATGAAAAATTATAGGGGCGGATTCAAACAGCCTATGATTGATATGAAAGACCAAGAGTACCTAACATTTAGGCTAGGTGCTGAAAGTGGTGATAACGCAAGTGATAATAGTGAGGGAAGAATAAGACATTTCTATTATGAATGGGAAATGCCTTTATACAATAATTCATTCTATTTCTATTTTGGTATTAACAAGGGTAGTACTGCAATTGACAAGTTCAATAAGATGTTCTATTCTGAATGTTTCCAAAACAAGAAGATTCCATTTACCATAAATTATTCCACAACTGGTAATTCATACTGTTATTCAGCTTATTCAAGTAGTCATAAGGAAGAAGCATATGGTACTATTGAAGTGAACTTTGAAGACATAC